CCCGCCTCGGGGATGGAAACCCGGTATGCAATCGGCCTGCCGCCTCGGGTGGAAATATCCCAATCCGACGCCGGGATGATATGCTCTCCGATGATGCCGACGAACTCGCCACGCAGGGCCAGAGAACGCGCCACCAGGGCCATGGTGTTGCGGTCCAGCGCATCGGTGCCAGATACGTCAGCGCCGCTTAGAACCGCCTCCCACAGGCTCACACAGGTTTGCACCGCGCTTGTCAGCTCGGCCAGATCGGAACTGCCGGTGATGTAGCTGGCCCGTGCCGCCATGATTGCGGCGGTGTAGCCGGTGCCGGTGGCGCGGGTTTCGGAACCCGGCAAATTTGCCGCCTTTCGCCTGAAAATGTCCATCAAACCCATATCAAAGCCTCCAGCGTTTCAGGGGGTGGGTCGGCAAATTTGCCGATGCTCCTGCCGTCCAGCTCCGCGCCTCCACCTGCGCCGCCTCGAACGCGGGCCGGGTGACGGTGGACAGCTCGAACAGCTCCGCGCGGGTGATCCGACGCAACAGGCCATTGCCGCGCCGCTCGATCGTCTCGCCACCAGCCGGAACCCTGAAACCCGGTGACAGGCCCCGGATCAGCCCCGCCTTGTGCGCGGCAAGAAAGTCGGTGGCCCAGCTCGTGCCGCCCTCAATCCGCGCCTCGAACTCCAGCGCCTCGGGGGTTTCCCTGATCTCCAGGCTCCCCGCCGATCGACTGGCAAGGGGTTTCTGATAGTCGTGGCCAGATAGCAGGTGTAAATCCTCGCCCGCCTCGATCCGGCCAGAGAATGCCCGCGCCTCGAACACCTCGAACCGCCCCGGCACAAGCTCGGTTTCCACGTTGTAGGGGAAGCGCCCGGAAACCCGGACGCCCCCTTCCGTTGCGCGCAGCTCCAGCGCGCCAGATGCTGCGCCCCAAAGCATTATGCCAGCTCCAGCCCGGTCAGGACGCGAAGTTGCGCCGGACGCGCCACGGTGATGTCCATGGTGGCCAAAGCGGTCAGCCGCAGCCCGCCGGATGCCGCGTCAGAGAACGGATCGCGGATCACGTCCACCGCTCCCCATGCCCCGACAAAAAACGGGGCCACGCCGCCCGAACTGGTGGTCAACAGCGCCGTTGTGGCCTCGGGGGAACCGCTCGGCGCGGCCAGCCCGTTGGACGTAGTGGCAATCGGCCCCATCAGCCGGGACAGCTTGTCCCATTCCGTCAGGCCGCTGCCCGTGTCGAAAATGGAACTGTCCAGGAAGTCCCACAGCTCGGGTCGGATCATGGAACGAACCGCCCCGGCCCCGCTGGCCGCGTTTGCCGCCATGAACGCCGCAACAGCCGTGCGGAAAGCCCCATGCGTTGCCGTGGCGTCGATCGCCGTTTCCGTGATGCCGTAGGTCGATGCCCCGGCAATGACGCCCAAAGGCTCACCGCTCGATCCTGCGCCGTTGAACGCCGCCGCGTCCATGGCCTGCCCGATCGCGCCCGCCATGTCACGCCGCACCGCTTGCTCCAGTGCCGAACCCGACTGTTTCAGGCTGCGCCGCGTGATCTTCATCTGCACGCCCAGGGTGTTGTTGGGGGACATGGCGCGGTCGGTGGTGGCGTAGACGGTCGGCCCTGCCACGTCGCCCGTCTCGGTGGCCTGCCAGCCTGCCGAAACCGAACTTGTCACAACAGGCCATTCTGCCGCGCCCTGGTCGATCGCAATCATCTGCCCGCCCATGGCGCTGGCCATGCTATCGGGAAACAACCTGTCAATGATCGGACGGGTGGAAACCGGGTCAGGGGTGCCGCTGGCAACCGTTTCACCGGCCCGTTGCTCCAGCGCCTGCCACGGGATCGGGACGCCCCGGAACCCACCAGCCGAACGCAGCTCCTGCACGATTTCGGCAGTCTGCCCGTCGATCGCGCGCCCTTCATCCAAGTGTAGCGCAACCTGCCGCATCTCGAACCCGGCCATCATCTCGGACCATTCGCGGCTCGAACGGGTCTCAAGCTCGCCCTTGGCCTGCTCGCGTTCCTCCTGCTCGTTGACCAGCGCCGCGCGATAGCGCCGCTCGTTGTCCTGATATTCCTTGTCTGCCGCGTCCATCTTGGCGCGGGTCTCGTCGGTCAGGGTTTCGGCCCCGGCCATCTCTGCCAGCTGTTGACGGATCTCGGATTGCCGCCGCTGGATCTTCACTGAATCAAGCATGTCGTGTCCTTTGCGTGCTTGGGTTTCGTGGCCAGCTCGGCCACCGCTTCGCGCCACGCGTGACGCTCGGGGTTGGGCTTGTTGCCCAGCTCTCGATTTGTTTCAGCCGTATGACAGGGGGCGCAGAGAACAGCGCAGTTGCCGGGATCGAACGCCAGCTCGGGGTGATCGGCCACGCGCTTGACGTGGTGAACCTCCAGCCGCCGCCGCGATCCGCAGGCAGTGCATTGCCAGCCGTCCCTTTCCAGCACGGCATGCCGCACGGGTTGCCATCGCTTGTCAGTCAGCGCCCATCTGCCCGGCCTATTCATTGATCGGCCCCTCGCATGTGAACTCCAGCAGCTGCCGCCGCTGCCCGATTGACGGCTCCTTGATGCCGACGACGCCGTAGATCTGGCCCTCATGCTTGATCCGGTCATCGCCGGTAATGCCTCGGGTGAACTCGGTAGATCGGCATTGAAACCGGATCATGCGCCGGACGCGGAACACGCCAGCCTGCACGGCTTCCTCGTCCTTCACGTCCTGCCGCAGGGCCGCGATTTCCTCGCCGTGATCGCTCCAGACAAGGCTCGATCCGCCGAAGCCGTCCGTTGTCTCGGTGGCCCGCTGGAACTGGATTGACCTGTCCATCGCGGAACCGATGCCGCGCCCTCTCATGCCCATGCCAGTTTCGCCTTTCCTTCCGGTTGGCCCTGCATGCGCACGCCCTGCGCCACCGCGATGACGGTTGCCGCCGCCGCGTCGATCCGCCCGGTGGAACGGCCACGGGCCAGCTTGTGATTGCCTGCCGGATCCACCAGCGTGATTGCGTCGGAAAACGCCGATCGCAGCAGCAGGGACGGGGTGCACAGAACCTTGCCCTCGAACAGCGCGCGCCGGAATCGCTCCACGTCCTCCGATCCATCGCGCCAGCCCATCCCGCGCCAGACGCAGGGAACGCGCTCCAGCCCCGCGCCGCGCAGGGCCTCCACGAACTCCGCATGCCGGAACCTGTCACCCACGACAGCCGCAGGGGCCTGCCCGTCCAGCAGCTCCACGACATTGGCCAGGAACCGATCCACGGGCACGGTGGTGTCGCCCATCGTCACCAGCTCGCCCCGGTCGCTCATCTCGACATAACGCCCAGACACGCCGTCAGACGCGCCACGATCCGCAAGCCCCGGTGTGGTGGGGAAAGCACCCACGCATTCCAGACGCCCCGTCACGGGCCAATACAGCGCCGCCGCGCTCATGCTGCGACTGCCGCCAAGATCCACGCCAAGGATCACGGGGCCGTCGCGCTCCGCCAACTTGGCGGGGGAAACCTCCGCCGCCAGCCATTCGTCGATGGTCACCAGCACGGAACGGTCGTCAGATGCCACGCGCTCGTTGCGATTGAGATTGCGAAAGCTCGACAGCGCCGATCCGCCCCGCGCAATGGCCCGCTTGGCCTGCGCCACCAGCCAGTCAGGGGTTGCGCCGATATGCTGCCGCGCGCCGGGGTTGGCGATCAGCAGGCTTTCCAGATCATCCGGGGGCAAGCCCGCCTCGGGCCGATGCTCCTGCACGTAGCTGCCGGGGGGTGGTTCATCCATCCAGCGCGAAAAGGTGTTGGTGTCGTCGGGGGCGCTCGTCGAGATGATCAGCGCCTTGCCATCGCGCTTGCCAAGCCCCGACAGGATCGCGTTTTCGAGATTGTCGCCCTTTTCGCGTTCCCAAGCCGCGCGCTCGTCGAGGATCGCCAGCGTCGGTGCGCCGCCAAGGATGGATCGGCCATCGGCGGGGATGACACGCGCCAGCCCGCCGCCGTTCATGTCGGTTTCCACCTCAAGCCGCGAACCGCGCCGGATGGTGAATTGCTCTTGCTCGTCCTCGGGCAGTCCCTCGATGAAACCCACCAGAAACCCGAACGCCGTCTTTGCCTGGTCACGGTTGCGGGCCGCGAAAATGATCTCGCGCTTGGGCTGGTGTGCGATCTCGCCCATCAGATGCCCCAGAGCCAAGCCCGCCGACAGCGCGGTTTTCGCATTGCCGCGCCCGATCGACAGCAGGGCCACCGCCGTGTCCTTTGCGAACGCGCCGCGCACGAAGTCCTTTTGAAACGATGCCAGCCGCATGGGCTTGCCAGCCCGCCGCCCCTCGGGAACCGTCAGCCGCGACAGGAACCGCAGAGCCGCCGTTGCATCCTTGGATGCCCGCGCCATCAGGCTATCCCCGGAATTTTTCGGGGGGCTTGGGAAAGAGAACACAACAGTATGCAGCCGGTTTCAGTCTGCACACAGATGCGCGGCATAAAGGTTTTCTCAGCACACAGCGCCGCAGAGCGGGCCACACAGCGCGTTCTCGGTGCTGCCGTCCTCATACTCGTGCGCCTACGCTCACGCGCCTGTAGCGTGCGCATATCCGTGCCGTTGATGGTGCCAGCCGGGGGTTGTCGTCCATGTCGCCGCGCCGATCGAACAGCCTCAGCGCCTGATCCATGACAGCGAACCGCAGGTCACGGGGCACGGCTTGCGCGTCGATGCCATAGCCCGCCTGATAGGTGACGCGGATCTGTGCCTCGGGTGTCTCGGCAAAGCGCAGCTCGGGATGCCTGCCGGGTCGCAGGTG